TGGAGTCATATGGAGTTTGAATACAAACTCAATCAAGCCAACCAACATTGGCTATTACCGCACGATATGATTTGTTTAGAAGATCATCCAGCGGACAAGGAAATAGTCAATGGCGTATGTATGAATCAAGGAACTTACGCACTGATGCTAGTTCAAAATCTCTCTGATCTAAACGAAAAAGCCCAACTTGTTGCCAAGAAGGGCTTTTATCACGAGTGGCCAGAAGAGTACCTAGAGGTCTTGTTCAAACACCGTAAAGATCCGCGACAATCTTAATTTTGCTGTCACGACGGCACAAGGCACGATATTCATCTGCATCGGTTCGCCACACATCCCCGTCCCACCATTCAAATCCTTGCATGTCGGCTTTGTACAAACTGCTGCGCTCATATCCAGGACCTAGATAAACAAACTCGTAGCCTTCCTGTTTAGCCCAGGCTATTTCGTGTTCTAAACTACGACTTCCTAGGCGAGTGTGCGGTAAACTGTAATCCCATACAAACAGGCAAGTTTCCAAGGCCTGGGGACTGTATTCACGTAACTTAGTCCAGGCCACAAATATCTCATCGTGATAGTAGGCCATAAAACGATCATTGCTCAGGCGTTGACCTATTTCAAAATATTTTTTAAACTTTTTATAATAGCAGTAGCTGGTGTAGATGTGATCCATTTCGGTGAACTGAGCCGGTGTAGGGTCTGACAGAATACAAGCAGTATCCATTAATTCGTAGTTGGTTTCGCTGACACGTACACGGGTGCTACGGCTTTGATACCATCGTATTTGATTATTATGTATGGACTGTAGAAATCCAAACTCTAGAGCAGCATCATGTTCTTCAGACTGAACTTCTATTAACTCGCAACCAAAGTGAAAAAACTCGCCTTGTTCCTGGTGGCCAAAATTATGATTGAACTTTATTTTCATATAATTATGTATGTATATTATTACTCAAGGACAAAATAATGGCAGATCTCTACACTATATGGGCAAACAAAGAAGGCGACATTTCAGACTTGGATTGGGTCAACGGAATGAAAAGTTTCTTTGAACATTTAATCAGCGAAGGTAAAATGGAGAGCTACCGAATCACTCGTTGTAAGATGGGTTTTCGTAGTATTGCTGACATGCCTGAATTTATGATTTTAATGGAGTTTAAGGACATGGGACAAATGGATTCAGCATTTCGACGAGTAGCACCTTTAGAAGGCGAGCTTGAAACAAAGCACAAATCATTTAATCAGTTCGTTGCTGGAGACATACAACACGCACTTTTCAGAGATTTTCCTGACCAGTTCTAAATGAAAAAGTTTACAAAACTAGACATTTGTATGATTTTCTTAATGAATGTATAAAAAGGTTTTATTTTGTTAAGTTTTATAAGATTTTGTTAGATACTAAAAGATTAGCTACGCTAATCTATGTCTTTCGCTAAAGCTCAGACATGATTGTTTTTCTTACGCATTATCCAGATTATGTGGTCACAATTCACCGTATGCACGGTGAACTGACCTTGGCACATTATCCGAGTGACAGCAGTCATTTATCATAAAGAGATTGGTTATTATACACTGAATTCTTTGTATAATAACTGCAGAGGCGGTTGACCGGTACCCCTTACTCTAGCTTCACATATCAACGGAACCCTAGTGACCCGACGATAAATCCAAGTCCTACGAGCATGGGGTGTATCTTTTTCACAGAGCCCAAACCATTTGTTGCCTTAAGTTAGCAATTGCCTTTGACGCACAAGATTATCCGGACCGGGTATCTCACCGTTCCTCCTTGCGGATCTAGCTGCCTAGATCAAACAGAGTCGTTTAATTTACGAATATGACTACCATGTACACGCACTTGAATGTGCCCGTTGTAGTAATCATCTGATTCTAACACACGTCTTGAGAATTGTTCGCGAGCTTCTATGTAACTACATTCGGATTTAGACCTACAGTAGTATAATATTTCGCGAGTAAAGTTGCCTGGTCCTAGTTGTAGTATGTCTTTTGTTAATTCCGGACTTGATCCGTAATATAGTTGCCAGTCTGAGTCGATTTTGCTTCTGATTTTCTTGCGTTTTTTATTGCCGTTTTTTAATTTCACTGTTCGATATGTTGTCTTACTAAATTTTGCTAATTTTTTTCCAATGTATTTCCTACCGGTCAAGTTATTTGTTATCAAATAAACGAAGCCGATACAATCTTCGGGCAGTTCTGTAATTGTTGTTGATTCGTAGAGCCATGACATGGACTAATAGTTATCATTGTTATTCCATATTATGCAATTTCTACATCCGTGTTATAACTGGTAAATCCGTTTTCCTTGACAACTTTAAGTATGTTTTCTACCCGCCCGGCCAGCTCATCACGGTGACTTACTAGCCAGATACTTTTGTGACGTTCACGACTCATTTGTTTAAGCAGTGCCAAGGCCGACTCAACACCTTGTGTATCTAAGCCGTTGTCAATCATTTCGTCAATGAATAGGACATTGATAGGTTGATACAAGGATTCAAACACATCACGGAATGCCCACGACATACTTAGAATTAATCGATTTCGTTCACCACGACTTAAATTATCAAAGTCTAGCTCACGCCCTAGTTCTTCGATACTGACAGTTAAGTCATTTTGGAATACCACAGTGTGCGGCAAGCCAATTCGATCTAGATAGTGTGTTAAGCGAGCATTTAGATAGCTAAGATTTTGTTCAATAATTTTCTTACGGATGAAACTGTCTTTGCTAGTGAGTAATTTGAGTAAAAACTCTTGGTGTTCTTGCAAGCGAGTAAGCTCGTTGAGCATGTCATAGTTTACCTCCTGTAAGGCCTGGTTTTGCATATCTGCAATTTGTTCTATATAAGGATCGACTTCTGCTTGTTTAGAAACTAATTGTGTTTGTAAATTAGTTAAGTTGGCCTGATGTTTAATTGCATCCTCTTCTTTGTCATAGAACATGGTAGGGGGTCGGCCTAAGTCGCCCAGGGCTTCAAAGGCAGTCTCCAATTCTGATAAGAGCTGTGCGTGTTCCGAGCCTGCTGTTCTCGCACCTGCCAAATCATTCTGCTTGCCCGCCAGTACTTGTTCGTGCTTTTGGTCGTGGAATGCCTGACCGCATGTATGGCATGTATGATTCTCAAGAGATGCAATTTCCTTCTCCAGTTTGACCACGGCCTTGATCTCTCGGTCCTTATCAAGTTTTGCCCGGCTAATTGCGCCCGATAATTCGTTGATATCTTTCCTGCGCTGATCCCAAGCCTCGTGAGCTTTATGCGCCGCAATTTCTGATTCAATATCAATCTCTTGTAAACTTGCCAGTGCGGTCTCAAATTTTGTTTTCTCTTCTTCATGTTTAGTTGCCCACATGCCTTGTCTGCGTTTAAGTGCTTCGATCTGTTCTTCGATACGTTTGTTGGCTTCTTGCACAGCACGAATACGAAATTCTTCTTGTGTAATACCGTCTTTTGTTTGCTTATTGACTTCTTTGATCTTGTCAGCACGTTCACTCAACATAGTAATGCCCAGCAACTGCTCAATGATTGTGCGTTGATCGTTGGCTTTTAAACTCAAGAATGGCTCTGTATAAGTGTTAAGTGCCATAATGTGCTTGAACATGTCATGACTTAGTCCCAGAGTGTTTTCAATAGCATCCTGTGTTTCTCTTGAATCACCCTGTGCTTCATCAGTAATCTCTTGTTCTTGATTATTGACATAGAACTTGAGAACGTTGGGTTTGCGACCGCGTTCAATTTTGTATTCTGTACTGTTGACAACAAAGTCCAAACTGATCAACATGTTCTTGCCATTGGTCTTGTTAACTAGATTATCTTTACGAATATTGCTTAGTGCTGTGCCATATAGAGCATAGCTTAACGCATTGATAATAGTAGTCTTGCCAGTACCGTTTCTACTGCCATCACCACCCAGGTCTAAGTTTTCGCCCAAGACCAAAGTAAGATCCTTGCGATCAAAATCAATGGCCTGTGTAGAGTTACCTACACTCATGAAGTTTTTAACAGTAAGATTTTTAATTTGTATCATAGGTCAGGAGCCCGGGTCTTTATGTATTGTAACACATCTTTTGTATTTGTAAAGTATTTGTCCTGGTGAAAGGGCATCTCTTTGTCATAATAGTTTTCTAATTTGGCATTGATATAACTTTCTTGAAACAAAGTCAGCGGCGGAATTACGATCTCTTTTCCTTTTATAACAGCATTGACAATTTGATCACATTCATTTTGACAATTCAAATACTGTAGCCCGCTGACAAAACGAGCGTACATTTGAAAAAACTCATTTGAAAAATCAAATTCTCGACCTATAAAAAGTTCTAGTTGTTTTAGTTTTTCAACCAACAACTGTTGATCGTAAAAACATTCAAGATCAAAATAAAACACATCAGCTGAATCTGGATAGGTCATTTGTTGTTGTTTAACCCAATAACCGTTGATGTTTGGATCCTTGAACCCAAACTTATAAAATTCTCTTAGTATGTTTCTTGGTATATTGCTGTTGTTTTCGTTTACGTTGAATAGTGAATATACTGATAATATTTGATCCAACTTGTGTCGATAAAAACGATTGTTTAATTTGTTATAGGTATTGTGTTCTAAATCTTCAATGAAAATTCTTTGATCGCCGGCTCTTAACAAACTCAATGAAGAAAATAACAGTAATTGATCTTGTGAAAATCTAATAGATATAATTTTGGATGCCAATTTTAATTGTTCCGGGTCAAGCTCAAACCAGTGATCGGCATGAAACAATTTTAAATTATTGTATTCTGCCGGTATTGCATGGCTGGTACCCAAACTAGTAAAAGGGTCAAAGTCGACGTTGGTTGCATGAAAGAATCTGTTGAGCACGATTTCAAGAAAGTGTCCATGCGCCCCAGCAACAAAGTCTATTAAAATTTTATCCATTCGACCTACTTGCATTAAATCCAACTCATAGATTTTGATATATTTTCAATAGTAATTTAGGATCGTAAAAGTCACTTTCAATGTTGGTAAGTTGATCTGTAACAATCTGATCTACACTTTCAAACTTAACTTCACCTGGCGCCATGTCGACGTCAATGTCTGTGCGTTTGCTGGGTATTAGAGCCATTTCTCTAAGATCGTGATTTCGAATAAATGTTTCTTTGATAAAGTTTGCTTCTTCGTAGCTGATGTCAATGTCCAACTCCACCCGTACATGCATGTTGGGCCGTAAAATATCTGCACCACGGTCAATGCAGTCGGACAGCTTTAATACTCGATACAAGGGCTGATTGGGCCATGCATGGTATTGTTGCTGTTTGCCCCATTCCAAGACCATCATGCCACGCTGATCATCTCCGGCATCGGCAAAATTGTGTGGGAAGCAGTTGCCAATATAATGCACATTCTTTTTTTGCTGACGCAGATGAAAGTGTCCTGAGAACACGCTTTCAAACCCGTTGAAGCTGTCTACTTTGATTTCGCCATGATCGGGCATTTCTACCATGGCATTCATTTTAAAATGCGGCAGTTCAAAGTGACCAAACATGTACTTGCCACTCAATTTTCCCAGGCGTTTATGATCATCGCCTACCAACCAAGGAGCAATGACAACATCGTCACGCTGAAACCAATCATTGACAACAACAATATTAGGAATATACCGGGCCCATTCAGCACCATGGATGTCACGTTTATCACGATAATACAGGTCATGATTGCCAGGAATAAAATAAAAAGTATAAAAAGCACGACTCAGTTTCTCCAGAGCCCTTACACTGAACTGTAAGGTTTGTAGGTTAATGCTGGCACGATGGTTGTGCCAGTCGCCCAGGAAGAATCCAGTTTCGCAACCTTCTTCCTTGGCTTTTTCAATAAACCAATCAATGAACTGATCACAATCGGTGTTGTGAATCAGGCTATTGCTTTTTAAGCCCCAGTGTATGTCGGTACACACCGCGGCTTTCTTAAATAGATTTGTCATCTAGTTATTGTACTATATCATCACCTGACGTTACAACCACTACCGCACCAAAATTAGGATCCTTCTTGCCGGCGTTTTGTCTAGTCCATGACGGGTTAAGTCCGTTCATTTCTAACACATCGTCGCGGATGTTTTGGTTTTTCTTTTCTAAATTTAAAATTCTAGTAAACGAATTGGTAATGGCCGCTGTGTAATAGGCAAAGGGATTTTGTGATTTGGATTCATCAAACTGTAGGCCAATCTGGCTCAACTGTAGTAGTGCTTGTCCACGCATTTCTTCGTTGTAGGTGTAGCCACGCCAGTTACTACGAGTAGCATAGCGTTCACACAGCTTCATAAACATATGGGCCAACTTGCGAGTCATGTTTCCGTGATCTTTACTAAACTCTCCTGTTTCAAAATCACCAATCCAATGGCTCTTGCCCACTTGAAATAGTCGTTTATCAGCATCCAAACGATAGTGATAAAATGGCGGGAAGTTTAATCTTACATGCTTTTCGTCCAGGACGGGAATATCCAGCAACTCGGCCAAGGGATCGTCGGCTTCTAGTTCTAGCTCAAACAGGTCATCTAACTTTTTCTTTTTGGCCTGTGTTTTGGGTATCTTTTTGGGTGCCATGGGTATGTGTTCCCACATGGTAATACGGAACACTAGATCGGTATTGGGGATTTTTTTAGGATCCACTATGGTACCTTCGCGTTTTAAACGATCGGCACGGTTACGACGTGCTTCGGCAATGGTGCGTTGATTGATCTTTTCTACTGTGGGCAATATGATATCGTACTGATGATCTATCACAGGATCGCGGTAGGTACAGTAGGTGTTTTTGCTTAGGTGTATTTCTTTTAAAATATCTCTGTTGTTGAGATAGTTGACTTTTGCTGGGGGTTTAACTGGTGCTGTAGCGGCCAATGTTGTTCTCCTAATAGATTATTTATTGTAGCATAAAAACCACAGTTGTCAACCTCTTATCATTAAATATGCCGTTTATTTTATCGGTAAATATATGGATAACAGGACTGAATAATGCCGTACGTAAACATTAACGGAAGAATGACATTTATCTCGGAGGCCGAGTACCAAAACCTCACCGGAAATCCATCAGCTGAAGCTCAACTCAAAGCAGCCGGACTTACTGAAGGCAACTTTGTTGCAGGAAAGTTAGTTGTACCAGTAGGCGGCACCCAGCTGGTTAACAATTCGGTTACTTCTCCTATAGTAACGCAAATTAACACAACCAATAACACTCCTGGACAAACACTAACAACTCAGGCAGCTTCGGTGAATAGAATAACCTCGGTCAGCGAAGTACAGTATGACGAGTTAGGCAACCCAATTTCATCCACGGGCCCAGCCACTGGCACAACTACCACAATTCCACCAGTTATACCAGTTGTTAAAAACAATACCACAACAACCGCCACTGCTGCTCCTGTTGTAGCGGCTCCGGCCAAGAACGACATTGATGTCAAGCCAGCAGAAACCAATTTTGGAAGTTCTATACAAACCTTTGATGATGGCACCACACTACAAACATTTGATGATGGAAGTGTGTTGGCCACTGGCACCGACGGCAGTGTTACTTCTAGCCCGGCACCTGCTGACGATCCACAGTCTATAGCACGTGCTGGATTAAACGCAGATCAGTTG